GCCTTTAGCGTCATAATCAGCTTCTGCTGATGTAGCGACTGCTGTTCTATCTTCACTATTTGTAGATGAACTTGTTAATCTGAATACTCTTTTACCTGTTCTCCATCTAGGATTTGATGTCACATTTGGATCAGGAATAGCAAATGTTCCTGTAACAAAACCATTTGTATCTGTAACTATATTACCACCTAATGAACCTCCATCAGGAGTTACATAAGCAGAAACATCTACATTATCAAAGAAAGGATAAACTCTTGTATTTGGTCTCATTCCATAGGCTTCAAAAGTAACTGTTCTGCTTCTAATAAATGGAACAAAAGCAACTGATGTTACCCTATTTCCTAAACTTTGTCTTACTGTTTGTGGTACAATAGTTGTTCTTATGCCTGCTCTAGTTTGTACAACATCTCGTTGTGTTGTTCTTACTAGTCTATTTCCCTGCCATCTTTGATTTGACCTTGGAGTACCTGACCATTGATCCTGCCATTCATTCCATTCTGTACCTACAGGTATTTCTTGTGAAGTATTATCTAATCCTCTTGTTCTTAATAGATTATCAAATGTACCATTTATATTTACGACTAATTCTGGCGCAACTCTAGTTTCTTTCCATTCATCAACTGGTGGATCTAATTGTATATCACCAATCCAATCAAATATTAAAAACGGATTTAAATTTTCTGTTTTAGTAGCATAAGGTTGTTCTACATAAGTTGTTTCTGTGTAAGGTAATGTAATTATATCACCTGTTTTTTGATAGTTAGCTGCTGTTCTATCAGCGGCCAATATAGAAGTTAAATCATCATCAACTTCTTGTAATTCTATAACGTCTTCGTTAAATGGTGTTCTTGCCTCACCTCTACTTCTATCAATTGAAAGTTTGTAGTCATTATTTCCTACATCACCAACATTGTGACCAGAAAAGTTATCTACAACAAAACCATTTTTAAATCTATCAAAACCATCAGCGTCTTGTATTTGTAAACTTTGAGCATCAGCTTCTAATAAAGATAATTGAGTGTAATATTCTATATTTTTAATTCTATTTTCTAACTTACCAATATCTCTCATTGTGTATCTAATATTATCTTCTTTTTCTACAATAACATCAGCAGTATTAAGAGTATAACTTGGTATTGTTAGTGTTGCTAATAATAAGTGGCCATCTAAATTGCCTGGCTGTAAAGGATTGAGAGCAGAAGCGCCTTTCAATACTTTTAACACACCTTCTCTTGTAATGAAAATTTTGTCTATTCTATTTAAATAATATTCAAAGTCAGTAGTAACATCTGAATTAAATTGTATTACATCTACTGTTGAAGCACCTGTACCATCAAAACTTCTATCTGAATTACCAGAATTGATAGTTGTTGCGTCATCTACTCTTGGTCTAAAATCTAAACAATCTCTTAATTCAAATCTATTACCTGTTGTGTCTGAAGTGTAACTTGGAATATTTTCATAATCAATTACACCTGAATAAGAATCTACATCAAAGTAGTCACCAGAACCGTGTGAGAAGAAATCAAAATCAACAAGTATTCTACCTGTTGGTCTAATCGCACCTGGTTTTAATTTTAATCTTCCTATATCATAGAAGTTATCTCTTTGACCTGTATCTAAATCAAATCTATTTGTAATATCTGTATCTGAACTTGTAGCATTTGTACTAAAGTTTGCTGACATATAAACATTATTAATTTGGTAAATATCAGCTTTTCCTAAACCAATTACACCACTTTCAATTGTAGTTTGTGATGAAATTTGAGTTGTTTCGTTACTGTTTAAAGTTTTTGTTTTTGAACCAGCAACTGTTCTTTGAACTGTCGCTAATATTTTAACTTTGTGGCCTTGAAAGTCAGCACCAAAATCTAATGTTAATGTTTTACCTGTTGGTGAACCACCTAATGTAAAGATTGTATCACCTTCGTGGTTATTACCAGATAAGTTTAATACATCTCCAACAGCACCCGTACCACCGGCACCTGTTGTCATTATAGAAACTGTAAAGTCATCACTTGCTAATGAAGCAAATGTTTCGTTTGTACCTGCTGTAATAGTAGCGTCACCGTTTGATGATAACGTTGCTGTAAAATGTCTTCTAATATTAAAGTTTGTATCAGTAGCACCACCGTTAGCTGTTGTTTTTAAAGTTTTAACTGTAGTATGTGGTAAATTAAATATTGAAATGTTATTTTCTGGATTTGTAAGTTTAGCTCTTCTAACTGTTAAAACGGAAGCAGTCGTTACATCAGAACCACCTACATTAGCTGTTAATTCTAATTCTGTTTGAGATACAACATATTTAACGATACCTGTTACTGTATTACCAGCGTCATTAACAAATGAAATTGAATCACCTATTTTAATATCTGTTGTAAAGTTTGTACCTTTACCTAATAAAGTTGCATCTGAATTGGCGATTGAAACGTTACCTGTAATTGTTGTATTTGAACCATATGTAGAAGTCAAGTCAGCGTCTGCTGTGTATGTTGGAGAACCAGCCATACCTATTTGTTTAACAGCTGATATATCTCTTGTTCTTACAGCTTTAAATCCTAGAGCGTCTGATTGTAAAGTTAAAGATGAATTTGAAGTTTGGCCTGTTACAGTTTCTCCAGCACTAAATGTTCCTTCTACATTTGAAACTACAATTGTTGTATGTTCTAAAGTAGGGGCAACACTAAATGAAGTTACATTAACAGCAGTTGTACCATCTGATTCATATAATTCAAAAGTGTTTGCTGTTGTGTTTCTAGCAGTATAAGCTGTAGCATCATTTGTTGCTGATGAATCTATTTGCCATGTACCACCTGTTAAATAAACTTGTTGACCATCTGTAATACCATGATCATTTAAAGTAACAACACCTGGACTAGCAACTGAAATAGTAGTCACTGCCGTATTTTTTGTTGCTGTAACACTTTGAACAACACCAGTAGCAGCTGAAGTCGCACCTGATACAATCTCACCTGTTGTGTAAGACGCTGTACCTAAAGCATTTAAGTGTGTAAACATTTCAATATCAAACAAGTAATGTCTGTATATTGAAGAAGTAGCGTTAATGTCTAAACTTTCTGTTGCTGATACTGTTTCAAATCCACGAGATTTAGCACGACCAATTTGTGGTACTGTTGTACCTACAGTTGATTGTTCAGTACCCCTTACACTTGTTGCTGTATCGTAAAGACTAACTGTTTTAAATGCCTCTACATCACCAGAAACAAATCCTATATCTGGTGAACCGTAAACATTATTTACATTAATAAAGTTTTTTACATTAAATCTTGTTTTGTGATTATTTGCTGTTTCAAAATCTCTTGCTTTATCAACGTCAACAAATGTCGTACTTAATCTTTCAGCTTCATAACCTTTTACATATGCTTTGAATGGAGATACACCAACTGCTAATTTAGTAGCGTCACCATCATTGGCTGCTGTAAAGATACCTCTATTATTACCTGAAACTAAATGTTCTCTAACATCAAAATCAGGATTGGTTAAAACATAATCACCTGATTCGTCAAATGTTCTTCTTGCTAATGTATCTTCTAATACAGCATATTCTGTATTTCTTACAATTGTTTTAATTACACCATTTTCAACTCTAGCAATTTCGTAAAAGCCTTCGTCTTCGGTTGAAGCTAAAGTTTTTTTAGCAAGTGTTAGTAAAATCTTAAATCTGTGAGCACCTGGAGCGTTAACGTTTGATGAACCGGCGGCGTTATCATTTAAACTTGAATCATCATTAGGAGTTACAAAAGATTCTGTAACTGTAAAACCTATTCTGTAAGATGGTGTGTTTGTATATTTGTCTAAAATTAAAGTTGAAGTGTCAACTTGTACAAAGAAACCATTTATGTAATATACACCTGATTGAACACCAGCCGCTGAACCAGTTGCTGTTGTATCTACAACACAAGTTACAGGAGTGTCAGCATTAGATGTTAAAGTTTCGCCATCAGCAAAAACTAAATCAGCATTGTCTGTACCTGTCGCATTGTATTTTACATAAATTGTATCTGGATCCGTACCGTCTGTTGCTACTGTATTTACAACTTCAGCTGTAACACCAGATGTGCCACCTGTTAAAATATCTCCTACAGAAAAACTTGATAAAGTAAAACCACTTTCAATACTTGATAATTTTACAGCATAGTAACTAGTGTCAATTGATACCTGACCAGGTATAATCATAGCACCTTGTTTAAATAGGTGATCACCAACTCTTTCAATTTGGTTTTGTAGTATTGTCTGTGATTGTGTTAATTCTCTCGCTTGAACTGCAAATGACGGTCTAAAAAGTATTCTATGAAACTTCTTTGACTCATTAAAGTCATCATAATAAGGCGAGAGGTTAAAGTCTGTTGGACTTGGCATCTATTTCCCTCTAAAATTCAATTATCAATTTAACGTTTTCAGTTTGATCTGAAGCTCTTGTTATTGGTGATCTGTTTTCAATATATAGTACATCACCAGTATCTTCATCAATCTCACCAGAATTATAACCACTTGTAAATGAAATGTTATCAACAGTTGTTGTTGAACTTGAAGGAGTAGCAGTTACACTTGAACTTTGACCTGTAATAGTATTTGTACCAGAAAAGGCCGTTAAGTTACCGTCACTATCAATACCTTCATCATTAAATCTTGTTTGAATATAATAAAGAATATTATTTGAACTATCCCATTCAACAACTTTACCTACAGCACCTGTTGTTGCCTGATTGATTTCTTCATCAACTGTAAAGTTACCTGATGGTGATGTTACTAATACTGCCTTTGTGCCTCTTAAAGTAGTTGCTGTAGCAGCTGAACTACCTGATTCAATATCTCTCATTAATGCGACACGTCTAAAATCATTTGCTGTTGTAAAGTCACCAGAGTTTGAAGTTTCGCCAGCTTCAAAGTTAGTATTTAACATTACATAATATCCACCTAATTCTTTGATAGCATTTTCTCCGTGACCACCTTTTGGTCCTATAATTACATCTAATTCAGAACCTGATAAACCAGTAGCACCTGCTGATACTATGTCAGCGTTTCTAATATAACCGTAAGTATAACCAGAACCACCTGCTGTAACTGTAACTGCTGATACAACTCCTGATGAAACTGTAACTGAAACTGTTCCGCCTGAGCCATCACCTTTAATAGAAATTCCTGTGTGAGTACCATCTGTACCACCTGAGCCAGCAGTTTTAATTTTTACAATATCAATAGCACCATCTGTGTTAGCAGCGGCTACTGTTGAATTTGTAGCAACGGCCATAAAGTCTGTTGATAAAAAATTTGTTTGTTGAGCGGCTGATAAAGAGTACATATATTTCCATTTGTAACCATCAGCAGTAGATAAAACTGAAGTAGATGTGCCTGTCGGCTCTACTGTAGAATTGGCACCACTATTATTATCTAAACATTTGTAAACATTATTGTTACTATTTAAAACATAAAAAGTAGCGTCATATAAAGCAGTTGCTCCACTATCAGCTGTTATAACACTTGAAGTTGAACCTGTTACATAATGGCCATAGTCATGTCTGTAATAGTCATAAACTGTACCTGTAGCCCAATTTCTTCTAGGAATTACAACTGAAACATCTGAACTTGTAACTCTTTTAGCAGCTAAAAGATCATCAAATGTATGAAATTCTTGTGATACTGAATCAATTGGTGTTAATGGAGAGGCATCTGTACCTTCGTATTGAGTACGGCTATCACCTCTTGTAGATGTAGTCCACGCCTGTGGTCTACCAATACCCAAGTAATAAACATTTGCTGAACTTTCACTAAAGGATTCAACAAATTGCTCTTGGTTGTGTATTCTAAACTTGTTTGTTATAATCGCTGGCATATTTTCCTCTTAATCTTAATTATATTTATACAACTTTTCTTAACCTACTTTAATTTCTGTTGGAAAAGCTATGTAGGTTTTTAAGTCAGGAGTGTTGATTTCTCCGAACTGAACTAGCTCTCCGTCATAATCTGTACTGTTTAAACCAGTTAGTCTAAAATTAGCCCAATTGGCCATCTGCATTGGTGATATATTAGTAGTAATTGATGAATCTCCCGTAGCACCTACTGTGCTAGTTTGAGGATTATCACCACCACTTAAAAATCTCCAATATGTATTAATGTTTTTCATACGTGGTCCACAATAAGCATAACCATACTTTAACTCATCACCTCTCACATTAACTTTAACAATACCTTGTGGTAATTTTACTGTTATAACTTGATTTAAAGTTAAATCTCTTGTATTTTTGTCTAATGGTGTTATTGTAGAATCTGTAAAATCTGGATCAACACCTAATTCTGGATTTGCTCTTAAAGTTGTGCCGTCAGTTGTTGTTCCTAATCTTCTACCAAATATTGTAGAGAATAGTGTATTAAGAACTAATTGAACGCCATCATAATCAACACCAGAATTTACTGTTGTAAAGCTTCTTAATTGAGCATCAACTTGTGTTTGAATATTAACTTGTCCTGTAAAGTAGAAACCACCACTATGCATCGTTTTCTTAAATGAATCTCTCCAATCATTAATTGTTCTACCAACTTTAATAACATAAGAAAAGTCCTGATAGTATAAACTATCTTGTATTCTCATTGTTGTTTCTGAAACGTGGCCATCTTCATTTAAAAAAGTACCTGCTGTATTTGCTGTGGCACCTACGGTTGCTGTCGCTGTGGCTTGATCGGATATTTTTACAGTTGCTGTAGAACCACTTTCATTACCTGTGATTGTAGAATTATTAGCAAAGTTTCCTGTAGCACCACTTAAAGTTAAAATATTTCTATCACCATCAAAAGATATAACTGTCGCTGTAATTGATGTTGAATCTGAAGCAATACCTGTTATTGTTTCTGAAGTAGTAAAATCTCCTGATTTATCTAATAATAAAAGTTTTGTTCTTAATGTTAAACTTGGTGGACTTGCTGACAATTGATGTTCAGCACCTGACTCTACAGTTTTTAATGATAATATTCTTCCTATTTCTGAACCGTATGTAAAGATAGAAGCACCTGAACCATTTGTATCATCAACTGTTACAATAGGTAAAGATAGATAGTTTGAGCCAGCATTTATTATTCTAATATCTGTTATATCACCTGAGCCTGTTCCGCTTTCTTGTACAACTTTATTACCTGTGTAAGAATCACCTCTTACAGTTTCATCTTCTAAAACTAAATGATCTTCTTCAGTTGAAGTTGATTCTTCTTGTGTAAAACCTCCGTTTACAACTGAAACTTTTGCTCTTGCTGAACCACCACCTGTATCTGTATTATCAAATACAATATCGTCACCAATTTCATAACCTGAACCACCGTCATCAATATAAAAATTTGTTAAACTTCCTCTACCAATTGAATCTACATTAATGATAGCTCCTGTTCCACCACCTGTTAGTGTTACTGTTTCTCCTTCGGTATATAATGTACCATCATTTGTAAGTGTTGTAGAATTTGGTATGCCTGTAACTGTGGCCTTGATAAAAATATCATCATCATCTGTTGATGTGCCTCTAATTATTTCACTAGTTTGAAAAGTGCCAGTTATTGTATCTTCATTTAATATAAATTCTGTAACTTCATTTATACCTATTTGAAACTTAAATACGTTTTCAATGATTGCGGTAGCACCAGAGGTTTCACCTGTTATTGTTCTACCAATTAAATTTGCTGTATTACCTGTTAATTGTTGTGCTGATGATTGAATGGCTCTCATTATTAATTGAGTATCCCATTGACCATCAGAAGCTCTTAACATATTTTCTCTAGGATAAATTGTTTCTGATTCTAAATCAAATAACAATCTAAAAAATAATTCGTGGCCTCTATTTGTACCTTTTGCTCTATAAAGTGATTTTACATTTTTAATTAAGTTTCTTTTGTCAACATCTGTGGCTAAATTTTCTGGTAAAGTATTTAAAAATTCATTTCTAAACTTTGTTAAAAAGTTAGATATTGTCTTATCAGGATCTCTAAAGTTTAATAACTCTTGTATATTAGTTACAGGATTTGGACTATAATTATTTACAATAGCACTAGCGTTTGATGAGTTACCTAATATAGTTTCACCAATTATAAACTTATCTTGTGCTGATATGAATAATCGGCCATTATCTAAATCTTCAGTAAGAACTGTAGTCGTAGCACCTGAAGTTTGACCTGTGATTGTTTCACCTCTTGTAAATTTACCAAAAGCTGAACTTTCTAAAAGTATTTTATCACCGGCGTCTAATTGTGTTCTATCAGTATCTAAACGAGAACCATCTAAAATTAATTCGTTATTTTGAGCAGTTTCAGTTTCTAATAAAATGCCGTCTGTAGTTTGTACCGAAGTTACATCTAACTCGGCAGATTCCATAAATGTGTAATATGATTTTACAAATTCTAAAAATTTAGGGTGTTGTTCTAATACGAACTCTGGCGCCTGCTGATTTATCAGGCTTGATATTTTGTCTTTAAATGTAGCCATTAGTAATTAGATGTTGTTGTATAACCTACACCAGCGTCAGCAGAACCACCAACAAACGTATCTGCCTCTACTGTGATTGTTGAATTTGCTGTATCTATTTCTAAAATCTGATCTCTAACTGGAACAATGTCGTAAGACGCTGGTTCAACAGTCACTTCAATAACAGTAGATGAAGCGCCTCGTATATTTTCTACTGACGCAACTGTTAAAGAGTTAATTGTGATTTGACCTGTAGCGTAATTCACAGTTCCTTGAGTATTGTTTACATATGTTCTTACTGAACCTACAAAATAGTATCTTCTTATATTTCCATTTCCATCATCATCAAGGTAATAAACATTATTATCATTTGGTACTTTAAAACCTGATGTAGTGATTACACCACCTGTACCAGATTTGTGACCAGCGTGTGGATTGTAAATACCATTTCTAAAATAAATGTCATATCTTGTAGAAGCACTTAAAGTTGGTGTAAATGTTTTTCTAATTAATAAACTTGTAACGTTTGATAAGATACTTGTATCTGTATCATCAATTAAACCTGTAACTTTTGAATGTCTAAAGATACTATCAAATTTTTGTAATGTACTTGTATTATAATTTGTTATTGCTGTTGTAATTTCTGATTTTAAAGTATCTGCTGTTTTTGTAGTTGCTCTTTCATCATACTTCACATTTGAAGTTAAGATAATAGAAGTCGTTTCAGGATCAACAATTACTGGTCTTACAGATGCAACATTATATCTTTGTAATTGAGTTACAATACTTTCTTTTGTAGCGTTTGTTAATGTAGAACCTGATGCTGCTTTAATCGCAATCTTTACTACACCATAAACAGGTGTTTCATCATCTTCGCCACCCCATGCTGAAACTGATTGAGCGTTAGGGTATAATTCTTGTACAAGTGTTTCATAATCAGAAGTTGTGACTGCTCTATCTTGTCTTGCGTATTGTAATGGTGCATTAAATCTAATTGATTCTTTTGATTGACCATCTGATCCACCTTGAGCAGATGAATTAGTTGTAATAGTAACATCACTAAAACCACCTACACTTCCTGATAATGTAAATGTTGAAGCTCCATTTGCTTCTGTTTTATTTGTTACTATGTATTCTAAAATTACAATATTACCGTCATCTAAAGATTTTCCTATAACACCATCTCCAAAATAAACTTCAAATTTATTATCTTCTACTTCTTGTATAAAATAAACTTTTGATGTGTTATCTAATCCTGTATAACCTGTTGCTAAATTATATGTTGCAGTTGTTGAATCTGATATTGAATTTTGAACTTTTACTTTTAGTGTTGATGTATCTGCTCTTGCAGAGTTAATTACAAACCTTTGATCTGGATCAGAACTATCTACTGTATATTTGTAAGTGACAGAACTTCCTTCGTAAACATTTATGTTTGAAAATCTATAAACACCATTTGATGGAGTTATTGTAGCATCAGCGTTTGTAATGAATTGATATGATATACCATTTACTGATGTGTTGAACACAGTTCCTTTATCCATAGTAATAGATGTACCTGACGCATTGTTAATAAGAATATCAATGTTTGCAATTGGAGCTCTTGGTGATGTTGGTGTATAACCTAACATCTTTGCTAATGAAACAATACTATTTCTTAAATCAGCGCTGTCCAAATACATTTCATTTGCTACAACGTTTGCATTGTAAGCAAGGTAGTGTGTATTATAAGCAAGTAGGTCAAGTAAAATAGAAAAACCAGAACCTTCAAAATTGTAATCCTGAAACTCTACTTGATTTTGTAAAAATGTTTTTAAGTTTGCTTTGATTTGGTCAAAGTCAACTGCTGATATTTCTAATTTATTTGATGCCATCTTATCTTAATCTTTCTAAAAATGTTTCTACTACCACAGGATCCTCTACACCAACAACATAAAAATAAATTGAAACTTTTAATCTATTTCTATCAGGATCATCATCTACAGTTATTTGATTCAAAGAAGCTCTTGGTTCAAAATTTGTAATCACTTCTTCTATTTTTCTTTTTAAAAAAATACCTGTTAATGGTGTATAGTTTTCAAAAAGTAATTCTCTAACACCACAACCCAATTCAGGGTGAAATGGTCTTTCATAAAAATTAGTTTGAACTAAATTCTTTACACTTCTTTTTACTGCATCAACGTCTTCAATTTTATTGACATCATTAGTAATCGGATTACGACCAAAGTCTAAATCTAAATCTTTATAAAATCTTCGTACACTACGATTACTTTTATTGGTATTTGAAGCGTCATATATTGCCATAACACTAATATTTATACACTAACCACAAAAGATATTTGAAGAACCACTTATCATATTACCACTATCTGCGCTATCGCCAATTCTTGCCACAAATGCGCCAGCAACTCTTACAGTTGATGAACCTATGTTAACATTTGCCACGTGTGGTGGACAAGGTGGCGCTGGAGGGTGTGGGTGTGATACTGTTGGATCACCAACTCTTGCGATTAATATACCATTTGCTCTAACTGTCGATTGTGTGGGTGTATCTAAAGTCGTTACACTTGTACAAACGTGTCCAGTGGTTAAACTATCACCTTTTCGACAGATTGCGGGCATTTATTAACAAGGTTTCCCTTGTCCTCTATATGGTTTGTATGATCTTTTTTTAGATTTGTTCATTGAACTTTTTTTAACATTTTTTCGATTACCTTGTGATGTTTTTTTAGGTATTCTTTCGTGTCTAACATATTCTTTTGCTAATTTTGCCATTAT